ACACAATTCATTCCATTTGTTTGTGATACTTTTAAAACGTCAGCAGAACGACCATGAGTAAATAAGCATCTTTGTTTATTTGGTAGAGTAATAGTCAAGTCATCTGCCCACTTCCATTTCTTAGTTCCTAAAAACTCGCCATATTCTTTTAGATATGCTCTAGGCATACCATGTTTTAATGCACGTCTATAAACCATTGATGAATGGTTAGAATCTATTTCTATAAGTTCAGGGAATATTGATTCAAGTTCTTTTACATAATCTTTTGCTTTAACAAGTTCGTGTCCAGCAGAAAACAAATCAGGGTTTGAATCGTGGAAACTTAGTGCGTGATGATCTAATAAATCACCAATAGACATTACGAATGTAGGTTTGTATTCCTTTTTTAATGCTTTTAGAAAATCAAAAGAATCTTGCCTATGATAAGGCAAATGTAAATCTGATATAACCAGAATCCTTCTTGTGTCCATAACTAACTACTAGTTGTATTCGTTTTACTTGGCAAGGAATAAAGTTAATAGTGCCATACTTAAAGTTCCAAGAGCAATAAATATAGACCAGAATAATTTTTCTAATCTTTTCTCCAGCTTATAAACTGAAGTACCAAGTATTTTAATTTCTCTACGGATTCCTGTTATATGTCCCTTTAGACTGATTAATTCTTCGTTGTGAGTTCTTGCCATTGTCGTTTAAGCATTTGCAAGACTTTAGCAAGACACACCCACCAATCCAAAGTTTGTAAATGCAATTAATATTATGCAGTGTGTTTATCAAACTATTGTGTTTTAATAAAGTTATTTGTTAAAAGTCTTTTGTATATCCGAATACCAGTCTTTATAAAACTTCTGAACATCTTTTAAATATGTTTCGTAGTTTTGTTTTAGTTCTTCGTATGTCGGTAGTTTAAATGTAAACATTTTTTCTCCTATTTAGTTTTAGGATATATATGTTGCGTTGCAACAAAAATCAAGACTACTTAATGTTTAAATGTTCTTTAACTGATTCAATAACATACTTAGCAATAGACCACTTCCATTCTGCGTATAAGCCAAGTATTAATCCTAATATAAAATAAATCATTTAACCTTATTAAAGTATTCTATACATTCTGCAATAGTTTGTTGTCTAATATATTCATCTCTTATTTCTTGTGATGTAGGTTGTGGCAAAGGAGAATCCCATCTATCAATAATAAACTCACCAGCAGATGTAAGATCATAACTAGCATCAGGTGCTAAAGATTTCATTACTGTATTAATACCCCAAGCAAAACCATTTTCATTGGTATATTTTTTAATTGTCGCTTCAATAGATAATTTTCTTACTGTCATTTAAATTGTTTACCAGTTACCCATGTTACTAAAGAATTTCTTTCACCTTTAGTTACTGGCATAACTTCGTGTAATACATAAGAAGGAAATAATATTAATGTTCCTTGAGTTTTATCCATAAGAGTTCTTTTGTCATCATCATATAAATAAAGTTCTCCACCTTCATATTCTTCAGGATTTGTAAGTTGAATAGATATAGATAATTTTCTAACTGGCATATTTATTCCTCTATCAACGTGCTTACCATATTTACCAGATGGTGCTTCATAATTTGTAAATTGTAATCCTTCATTAATTCCAAATAAATCAAATTTAAAAAATCTTTCATTAAGACTTAATGTGATGTCTGTAACTCTACGAAATAACCAATCAATACCATCAACAGGATATAACCAAGATATTTTAGAATCTCTTACATCAGATTCTCCTTTAGTTTTTCCTTTAATTAAACCTTTGTCTTTTGCTATGTTTATTATTGTTTGGCATTCTTCTTTTGAAAATGCGTTCTTCCAAAATGCGTAAAGATTAATATTATCTAATTCAAAACTCCAAGATGAATTTTCAAATTTAGGTTCGTGAAGTTTTATTACTTCTGACATTATCCTTCCTTTCGTTTTTATTCTTTTGTTTTAATCTCCCAATTTATAATAGATTCATTCCAAAAATAATACTGATTATTTTCTAATTCTTCTGTTGGCATAGATATAGGTGCTTCCCAATTACAAGTATTTTCGTTTAATAGCCAAGAATTAAAAGGTTTAGGTGGGATAAAAGCATCTCTATCTTCATCATAAGTATAACCTATTCCAGCATGATTTTTTCTTAAAGGTGTTCCGTTATTATTATGAACTCCCCCACGAGTATTGTATGATGTTTGTTTCCAAATAGCCCAACCAGTCAATTTAGTTAAAAAATCAATACCAATAGATTCTTGTTCAACTCCGTTGCTATCATGTAAAACTTCATTTACTACTGATTGAACTTCTATAACTTTTGAATTTATTGTATTAGCACCAGATGTTGTAACAGTTGGCGAACCTGTTGTAGTAGATGAATATTTAGCAGTTGGTACACTTAATATAACAACTCCTTTTCCACCAGCACCACCAACATAAATATTATAAGTTTCAGCAACAGAAGCACCACCTCCACCACTTCCAGTATTTACTGTTCCTGCTGTTCCATTTCCTCCACCACTTGTTCCTGCATTTCCACCACCTCCTGACCCTCCACTTCCAACAGTTCCTCCATTATAAGTTCCTCCTCCTCCTCCACCTGCTCTTGTAATTGAAGAACCTGTTATTGAAGAAGCTGTACCTGCACCACCATTACCACCAACAGTTGTCGTACCAGTTACCCCAACTGCACCAGCACCACCACCACCACCAGTACCAAAGTTAGGAAAATTACCTGCACATGTACCACCATTATTTCCTTGACTTGGAGAAGTGCTTGGAGTGTTACCAGAACCACCAGCATTATTATTATCAGAACCACCACCACCAGAACCACCACTTGCACCAACAGTAAACCCACCTCCACCACCACCACCAGCAGAAGTAATTGTACTTAAACCTGAACCTGATATTGAACTATTTGAACCTGATGCACTTGTAAATGGACTACTACTAGCAGGAGGTGCAGAACCACCATCACCTACTGTTACTGTGATTGTTGTTCCAACTTCTACTGTTTGAGTAGATGTTCTATAACCTCCAGCACCACCTCCACCACCATAATTTATCCCTCCTGCACCACCTCCAGCTACTACTAAAAAATCTATTGAATAAGTATTAGGTTGTAAAGCATCTGTTCCTTCTTGAAATCCTGAAACTCCAATCCAACCTTGTGTTGAATCTATATAAACTAATCTTACACCTTCTCTATCACCAAAAAGTTCCTGCGTAATCTAAAATTATAACCTCATCTCCAGCACTTGGAGTTGCAGGTAATGTTACTGTAAATCCTGCTGAAGTTGTATTACAAAAATATCCTTTATTAGCAGTTGCAGTAAATCCTGATGTCTTAACAGTTGTGTCCCAATCAGCAGTTCCATCGGCAGAAACAGTTGTGAAAGAGAGAACTCCTGAACCATTTGTAATTAATGCTTGTCCATTAGTTCCATCAGTTGCAGGTAAAGTAAATGTTAAATCTGAAGCTACACTAGCTGGTGCTTTTAATGCTACATAGTTAGTTCCATTAGCTGTTGTTTCTCTAAAACGAATTTCTTTTTGATTATCTATAATTAAATTAACTGTTGTTGTATTTACTGAATCTGAAAGTGTTAAAACTGTTCCTGTTGCAGTTGTTGATAGTCCAGTAATTGATACTGTTGAATCTAACCAGTTTACTGTGTTAGCTGAATGGTCAATAGTTGCTAAAGATATATCATCAGCACCATCATAATATTTTAATGTAGGTGTAGTTGCAGAAGTTGTGTCTAACCATAGCTGACCAGCTACTGCACCTGTTGGTCTTGATGTTCCTGAATTTGTTGTTTGAATTGCTGATAGTGCATTATTAATATCTGTTCTTACTGCTGGGAATGTAGCATTAGAAATAATGTAATCGTGTTGTGCCATAATCTATTTAGTAACCTTTAGCTATATAATCAAATGTTTTTGATATTCCAGTACCAGAACTATTTTTAAAAGCTAAGGAAAATCCTGAAGTAGTTTTGCTGCTGTAATACCAACTGCATAATTAACAGAATAGAATGGTAAAGTAAAGGTAACTGAATATGTTCCAGTTCCTGAAGTAATATCATTTCCACTAAATATTCTATCTGGCATATCTATTGTGACTGATAATGCTGTAATAACTGGAGTAGAAACTCCATCTAAAGAAGTTAATCTTAATCTAAATTTATAATATCTAGCTGTATAATCTCCTATTACAAAATTTCTAAACGAAGTATAAGTTATATTATCATCAGAAGTTGCAATTTCTAAATGTGCATTAGTAAATGTTGGTGCGTCTCCATCAAATGAACCAGTCGCATCATCAAATAAAGTAAATCCTCTACCACTATCAAATAAATCAGTTACGTTTTCTGCATATTGTGTAATTGATGCTGTAACCCTTGACGTAAATACTGCACCTAAATTTATTGGTGCTGAAAATAAATAAACACCTTCACTTGCTAAAGATGTAAGTCTTAACTCTCCACCAGATGCAGTTAAATTAGTTTTGCTACCAGCATAAGATGGTGATTCTGTTTGTGTAGTAATTGCATTAAAATTTCCAACCGATAATAAGTTCGTAGCTATAACAGATTCATTAACAGATAAGTTACCAGCTTTATCTACTGCCTTAATTAAATAAGAACCAACTCTTGCTGGAACTGTAACTGAAGTTGCTGGTCTTGCAACTTTCTCAACTAAAGAAACTGAGTTAATCCAAGAAGCACCACTTGTTTGTGTTGAATATCTTATTTGATAATAAGCTAAATCTAAATCTGGTATTTGTTGCCAAGATAAATGTGCGTCTTGTCCAACAATGTTACAAGCAAAATCTTCAACATCACTTGGCAAAGCAGTTCCACCAACAATAGTTCTTGTGGCAGAAGTGTAACTAGACTGAACTCCTAATGTGTTAAATGCTTTTACTCTTACATTGTAAATTAATCCATCTATCACGTTTAATATTCTATGATTTAATCCTTTTACTTGACCAGATACTTGGTAAGTAGAATCTGTGCTTAGTTTATATTCTACTTGGTAGTAATCCACGAAGTTATCTAGTGATGCACCTATTGTTACATCAAGTGCAGTTATAACAACTCCGTCTGAATATTGAATAAGTTGATCGTTAAGAGTGACTGAAACTGGTGCAGACACAGAAAAAGGATTTGGTAATACAGTATCAGCAATAGTAGGTGCTTCGCCTTTTTCTTCCCAAGTATAAAAGTTATCTTGGTGTTCTTCTAATCCTAAAGTTACTGTTGAATCTGAATTGATAGCTAAAGACATAACTCTAAATGGTTTAGCA